ATCCTAAATATTATCAAGTAAAAGTTGGTAATTATGATGTAGGAGAAGAAGAAATACATCATCCAATAGGTCAAGAAGATATACATTTTGTGCCAGTAATATCTGGTGCTGGTGGTGGTACAGGAAAGGTTTTATTAGGTGCTGCATTAATAGGTGCTTCATTCTTTTTTCCTGGTGCTGGTTTATTTGGTACTACTAGCTTTTTGGGATCAAGTGCAGGTGTAGTTGGTATTTCAACTCAAGGAGCACTTTTTGCAACAAAAATAGGTACAGCGATTAGTGCTATTGGTGGTGCTTTGGTTTTACAAGGAGTATCTGAAATGTTATTTCCTGTACCTAAACCAAAAGAATTTAATTCAGAACAAGATCCACAATTATCTTACAGTTTTTCTGGAACTCAAAATACATCAAGGGCAGGTACTCCCGTTCCAATAGTTTATGGAGAGATAGTTACAGGATCAGTTGTTATAAGTGGTGCGATTGATACTCAACAGGTACAAGCATGACAAAACCTAAGATTATTAGAGGATCTGGAGCACCTTCTCCTCCTACTCCACCTCAACCAACAAGAGCACCTGATACTTTACATAGTAGACAGTTTGCTACTTTTCTTGATCTTATTTCTGAAGGTGAGATTGAAGGTTTTGCATCTGCTTCAAAAGAAGGTTTAACACAGGGAACAACTGCATACAATAATGCTGCATTAAAAGATGTATTTTTAAATGACACTCCAGTTTTAAAAGCAACAGCTACTTCTGCAAGTCCAGATACAACTGATTTTAATTTTCAAGATGTAACATTTAATCCTAGATTTGGTACGTCTGGTCAGACAAAAGTTGAAGGAATTGAAAGTAGTTCTTCTGTAACATCAGTAGGAATAACTGTAACAACTTCTTCTCCTGTTACCAGACAGATTACAAATTCAAATGTTGATGCAGTAAATGTAACAATAACTTTTCCTCAACTACAAAAAGCAACAGACCAAGGAGATTTACTTGGTTCTACTGTTCAATTAAAAGTAGCAGTACAATATAATTCTGGTGGCTTTACTGATGTTATTTCAGATACTATTACAGGTCGAAGTGCTGATGCGTACCAAAGGGATTACAGAGTAAATCTTACAGGTGCTTTTCCTGTTGATATTAGAGTTACAAGAGTAACAGCAGATAGTACAGATTCGAGTCTTATAGATGCATTTACATGGACAAGCTTTGGAGAGATAGTTGATGACGCTTCTACTTATGCCGATAGTGCTTATGCTTCTCTTCGGTTGGACTCAATGCAGTTTCAATCAATTCCTACAAGAAAATATCGTATTAGAGGAATAAAAGTAAGGATTCCAGGAGCAGGTGCTTCTGGATCTGGTACTCCTACTGTTGATAGTGCAACAGGTCGTATTGTTTATCCTAATGGTTATATTTTTAACGGGGTAATGGGTGCTGCTCAATGGTGCTCATGTCCTTCAATGGTATTACTTGATTTATTAACAGATACTAGATATGGATTTGGTAATCATATAACGGATAATTCTCTTGATCTATTCTCTTTCGTTACTGCAAGTAAGTTTGCAAATACGTTAGTATCAGATGGATTAGGAGGGCAGGAAGTTAGATTTAGTTGCAATGTAAATATTCAATCTTCTAGTGAAGCGTTTGATTTGATAAATGAGTTGGCTGGTGTAATGAGATGTATGCCAATATGGTCTGCTGGTAGTATTCAACTCGCACAAGACAGTCCAAAAGATGCAAGCTATTTATTTAATCTAGCTAATGTAACTCCCGAAGGATTTAGCTATTCGGGAAGTGGATTAAAAACAAGAAATACTGTAATTTCTGTTTCCTATTTTAATATGGATAGTAGGGAAATAGATTATGAAGTGTATGAAGATGCTGCTGCAATAGCTAAGTTTGGAGTAATTATTAAACAGGTAAAAGGATTTGCTTGTACCTCAAGAGGTCAAGCCAGAAGATTAGCAAAAGCTATATTATTTGCAGAACAAAATGAAAGTGAAGTCGTTGCGTTTGCAACTTCTATAGATTCTGGAATTGTTGTAAGACCTGGTGCTGTTATTGATATTGCTGATCCTGTTCGTTCTGGTGTTAGAAGAGGAGGAAGAGTTAATGCAGCAACAACAACTCAGATAACTGTAGATGATTCTTCTGCGACAGATTTACCAACAACAAATAATCCAAAACTTAGTATAGTTCTACCTGATGGAACTGTAGAAACTAAAGATGTCTCATCTATCTCAGGTGCAGTTATTACAGTAAATAGTGCATATTCTCAAACTCCAAATGTTAATACAGTCTGGTTATTGTCTAATGATACAGTTCAATCTCAAAAGTTCAGAGTAATAACAGTAGAAGAATCTGATGGTATAAATTATGCAATTACAGCTTTATCTTATGTAAATGCTAAATACGCATTTATTGAAGATGGTGCAACTTTACCGACAAGAACAGTATCAATACTGAATCTTCCGAAAGATCCACCAAATGCTTTACAGGCAGAAGAAAAAATTGTTGTTATAAACAATCAGGCGGTATCAAAATTAATTATTAGTTGGCAACCTATTGTCGGTGTTACGCAGTATCAGGTTAACTACAGATTTAATAATGGTAACTTTGTATCACAGACAGTATCTTCTCCTGACTTTGAAATATTCAATAGTGATATTGGAACGTATGAGTTCCAAGTATTTAGTTATAATGCTGCATTACAGACAAGTGCAACATCAGCTAATTTAAACTTTAACGCACAAGGTAAGACTGCTTTACCAGGAAATGTAACTGGACTAACAGCAGAACCTATTAGTGAGAAATTAGTAAGATTACGTTGGAATTTATCTACTGATGTTGATGTTATTCATGGTGGTCGTGTTTATGTAAGACACTCCACAAAAACAGATGGTAGCGGTACATTTACTAACTCTGTTGATCTTGTTGAAGCTTTAGCTGGTAACACCACAACTGCGGAACTTCCTTATCTTGAAGGAGAATATATTTTAAAATTTAGAGATGATGGAAATAGATTTAGCCCTGGTGAAACAAGTGTAATTATTGATCTTCCTGACAATCAAGCACCTTTAATTACACAGACAAGAAGAGAAGATACTGATAATCCAAAGTTTCAAGGTACAAGAAGTAGTATTGATTTTGATTCTGCAACAGGAACTATAAACTTAGCTGGTTCTGGTCTGTTTGATACGATAACAGACTTTGATCTTGTAGGTTCATTAGATGACTTTGGAGGTATTGCAAGTTCTGGTACTTATGATTTTGGTGGGGCTGCTGGTGGAGATACTTTGGATTTAGGTGGTGTATTTAGTCTTGATCTAAAACGTCACTTCCTGACAGAAGGTTTTTATCCTTCAGATTTATTTGATTCGAGAGGTTTAATTGATGATATTACTGACTTTGATGGTGCTACAGCTACAGAAGTTAATGCTGAAATGTTAGTAAGAGTCACACAGGATAACCCTGGTTCTGGATCTCCTACTTATTCTGGTTTTCAAACTTTTGCAAATGGTACTTATAAAGGAAGAGGATTTCAATTTAGAGCAAGTTTAACAAGTAAAGATACCGCACAGGATATTAGGGTTTCGCAGTTAGGTTATACAGCATCTTTACAGAGGAGAACAGAACAAGGTAATGTAACAGCAAGTGGAGCAGGGGCAAAGGCCATTACCTTTACTAACCCATTCTTTGTTGGTACTTCTTCTTTACTTGGAGCGAATACTAATTTACCCTCTGTTGGTATCAATGCTCAGAATATGGCATCAGGAGATTTCTTTGAAGTGTCTAGTGTAAGTGGAACGGGTTTTACTGTTCACTTTAAAAACTCATCAAATGCTTCGATTGATAGAAATTTCACCTATCAGGCTGTCGGATTTGGTAAAGGAGGGTAGAATAAACACAATGTTGATTATTTAAATGGCTCAACACGATTTTATAATTGATAACGGAACTGGTAGTGCAGTTCGTACTGACATCAATAATGTTTTACAGGCTATTGCCTCTAATAATAGTAATTCTGGTGCGTTAACAACTAACTATGCGTATCAGTTTCATGTCGATACTTCTGATGGAAATTTGAAGATAAGAAATGCTGCTAATAACGGATATGTAACTATCGGGCCTGTTGCTACAACAAACTTTGGTTTGATGCCTTTAGCTGGTGGTACTTTTACTGGAAAGGTAACTCATAACTATACATCTAGTTTGAATATCCCATCTGGTACGACAGCCCAGAGAGATGGAAGTGCTGCTGTTGGTATGTTTAGGCATAACTCAACATTAAATCAGTTTGAAGGCTATAACAATGGTGCTTGGGGTGCGATAGGTGGAGGTGCTGGAGCTACAGGAGGCGGTACTGATGAAGTATTCTTTGAGAATGACCAGACTGCAACTACTTCCTATAGTTTGACTGCTAATAAAAATGCACATAGCGTAAGTCCTACAATAAATAACGGAGTCGCTATTACCGTGCCTTCTGGAGCAGTTCTTGTTATCTTATAGTTATGCCAGTAATCATTAACGGATCAGGTTCAGTAACAGGCTTATCAGTCGGGGGATTACCTGACGGAACTGTTGATCGTGACACTTTAGCTACAAATGCAAAAGGTAGTATTCTTCAAGTTGTAAAAAACGCAAAAACAGATGTAACTAGTGCTACAACAATAAATTCCTTTACTGATTTAACAGGTGCAAATGTAACTATAACTCCCAGTTCAGATAGTAATAAAATTTTTGGAATGTTTTCTATCGCTTATGGAGTGAGTACTTATCATCATATTATGAATTTTCGTATAGTTAGAGGTTCAAGCACTGTTGTAAGTGATGTTGCTCAAGCTGGCGGTGGTGCAACGAACTTTCAAACTACAACTTTTGGATTAAGAGCAATGCATGATGACAATGGTGGTGGTTTTGTAACTCTTACATTTTATGATGCCCCTGCCACTACAAGTGCTACTACCTATAAATTACAATACTATGCAGTTCAATCTGGTACATATTATTTAAATAGAAGTGGTACTGACTCGTCAAGTGCTAACTATGCTAGAGGTGCTTGCACATTTACAGTACAGGAGATAGCAGCATAATGTCCAAGATTTCACTAAAACACTCAGGCGGTAATGTTGTTTCACTCAACTCACCAACCAATGCTCCAAGTGCAGCAGACGTAGCATTTAAACTACCAAATGCTGATGGTACATCTGGACAGGCTTTAGTTACGGATGCTTCGGGAAATTTATCATTTGCTGGTACAGGTAAAATTCTTCAAATAGTTGAAGGAACATTAACTGCTGGTTTTACAACTACTTCAACATCAATGGTTGATTTAGGTTTGAGTGCTGCTATTACTCCTTCTTCATCTTCTAATAAAATTTTAGTATTATTATCATTAGGTTGTTTTGTTAATGTAACTCAGCATAAAAGAGCTTTTGCAAACATATTAAGAGGTTCAACTGTTTTATTTGTAGGAGATGCAGCTACAGGAGAAGAAGTAACAATAGCTAGAAACCATAGATACACTCAAGATAGTTATATTATGGACCCAGTTTCACGCAGTTTTTTAGATACTCCAAACACAACTTCTGCAACAACGTACAAAGTACAAGTGTCAGTAGCTAGTGATGGTGGAACTTTATATGTTAACAGAACAAATACATTAGACGCTAACGCTGGAAATACAGCTAGTTCACTCATACTTATGGAGGTGGCAGCCTAATGTCCATCTTATATAATTTAGTAAAAAGGAGTTTTTAATCATGGCAAGCCTTGACCACGAAGCTATTTATGAAGCTTATAAATCAGAAGCAAAACCTGTTGTTTCTATAGATGATTCTGCTGGAGCATTTGACGCTGATGGTAATTCAGTAACACTAGATGATGCAAAGGTGGCAGCAGCTAGAACTTCTCTTGACACAGCCGCAGCCGCAATTTTATACCAGACTCAAAGAACAGGAGCAGCAGGTACAACAGACACCATATATGCTTCCGTGGGTGACCAATTGGACATGCAGTACAAAGACGCTGTTAATGGTACGACTACATGGAAAGATCACGTTGCAGCAGTTAAAGCTAAATATCCCAAGCCATGAGTACATTAAAAGTTACTAATGTTCAACACGAGACAAGCACTTTAAATACGCTTGTTTTTGATAATGGTGGTGGTTCTGGTAACGGAAGAGTTACTACAAAAGGAACTATCGGAGAAATTACTGCAATCTCCTACGCTTCTACAATTACTTTAGATTTTAGAACTGGTAACAATTTTTCTACAACACTTACTGGTAATACAACCTTTGCCAACCCTTCAAATATTTCTGCTGGACAGAGTGGTGTTTTGTTTATAACTCAAGATGGTACAGGAAGTAGAACCGCAGCATTTGGATCGTATTGGGATTTTTCAGATGGTACAGCACCTACATTATCTACTGGAGCTAATCAGGTAGATGTTATTGCATGGATCGCACGAACCACAACAAATATAACTGCACAGTTTATTGGAAACTTTAGCTAATGAGCAGTCTTGGCAGTCCTAATTCTTTCTTTCTAGCAGGGAAGAAGGCATACGAAGTAGATCGTAGTTTAAGGTTTAATAGATCAGATTCAGCGCATTTAAC